AATGTCACCATGAACAATCACCCGACTGGCTTTACGGTTGCCTACCTTGCGATGCAGGGTGACTTTAGAGCGGGAGTCATTCAGGTTCAGGAGAGCATTGTCGATCTTCCCTTTGAACCTACGGGACTTCTGCTCATGGGTTGCAAGAGAGAAGGACTAGTTGAAATCAGTAAGACAGTCGATTGGTCATGTGGCTTTGCTTCGAAGGATGCGCTTGATCCAGCACAAAAACAACAGTCTTGGTGGAGTGGTAATCGTAGAGATCATTTCATCCCTTGGAGCCACTGGCAATCAAACAGTCGTTACTCACCTGGGTACGTTGCAAATTGGGGTTTAGCTCAAAACCTTGACGAACCAGCTTCACTTTTTACGACGTATCAGCTATGGGGACGAGCAAAAGTAGCAAGTTGGTCAGGAAGCGGAATCTTCCTAGAATGGACTGATCTGATAGATACTACTCCCTATCAGTTCGGATACCTTGCAATGGGAATTCCTTGTGAGACAGGACGATGGGACTTCGATTGGAATGCATTTGAACCTGGCAAAACTGCGGGACTCTATGACTTGAATAGTCCATTCTTTCCGGCGAGAGTCGGTGTTGTAGAAACCCTGGTTGATCCCGTCAACGCCATGTTCAGCATGTCTCCTATCGCCTACGGTGGTCAGAGCGGAACATATCATATTTGGGAAAATCAGTTTAATGCATTTGCTGAACTGAATGAGCTAGCCAGAGGTTACAGTGCGGCAATCGGTATCGGTGCTATTGATCCTACTCTTGAAAAACCGCGGTTTGAGATTCCGGGTGGATTTGGTCGGTGGGCAACAAGTGCTACTCCAATTTCCTGGGACTCCTCAGTCGGGCCACTACGGAACAATGATCCTGAACCGAAGGACGATGAGTGGTCGGTAGGAATTGCTGAAGCCGCTGGTAGCAGTGCTACATTCGTTATGCAAGCTACGGGAGGTATGGGCAAAGGAACAAACTGGCCGCAAGCTGGTATGGGAGGCAACGGCTCATTCTTTGACCCATATGATGTTGGATTCGGTAGAGGATCAGATATCGTCCATGCATCGAATCCTCAGAAAAGACATCTACTACCGATCTTACACGTAGGGCCATAAGAAAGGTAGCCCATGGGAAACGCAGCAATGTTCATCAGTTGGGTACTATTGTTTCTAGTAGCATTCATCCTAGGACGTATATCGTGCCGTAAGAGCGATAACCATCATCATCATCATCATCATTATCCCAAGAACGGATACTAAGTGAATCGTGATCAACTTGTATACATAATCGCTCTTATGGTCGCAGGTGTATGGGCAATTGTGTCATTGATCAGCCTACTACTTGGAGACTATACGGGTCTGACCATAGTTACGCCAGTTATGGTCATCGTCGCTGGTTTCTTGTTTGGCTACAAAAAGAACGGGAGTCATAATGGAAAGTAAGATGCGATGGGCGTTCATTGCTATCTGTGTTGCAGCAGCTTTTGCGTTCGCTATTCTGTATAAGAACATCAGGGATACTTCTGAGGATACAGTCCAGAACGCTGTAGAGATTCAGCAAAGCAGACGAGACTACCTGCTATGGGAGTGTAATGATGTTAACCAGCGTAATGAGAACACGAAGAACAGACTCGCTGAGTATGAGTTCACTCCCGAAACGAGAGAGTTCATTCATGCATTCATTGATGAATCCCTGCCAGTAAGGGACTGTCAAGAGCTAGTTGAAGCTTTTGCCCCCATTCCCCCTGATAGTCAACCAACGCAGGAGAAAGAGAGGTAAATGGAACTATACGTGTTTGGTAAAGATGTCACCTATCTCAGAGAAGGAGTTTTAATGTCTGATTCAGACAAGATCGTAGTGGAAACTGAAGGTGGAGACGTAACTGTGAGTCCGGAGAATGTTACGGTTGAGCCTGTTGACGACCCTGATCAGGAGCCTTCGGCCGACGAGCCTAGTGGCGAGGACAACGAGGAGTCAGAGGAGGTAGTCCCTCCGAACGACGATGCCTAACGTCGCTTTTTGTCGCCCGCTTGTACCGGGTAAAAAGGGAAAGGATGTCATTGCCCATAAACGGGCAATCTCACGTGCTGCCCCTGACCTGTATCCCTGGCTAGGTGACAAATTCACACCGTTCTATGGTGAGCGTTTCGAGGAGGCAGTCAAGAAGTACCAGCGCCGAGTCGGTATCAAACCCGCCAGTGGTGATATCGGCAAAGCGACACATGAACTTCTTGAGAACAAGCGAGCAAAGAACAAGCCTAGTGAATATGCGTTCGATCCATACTCACGACGGATTGCCGCTGAGTTCTGTGAGGAGTTCGTAAAGACATCACGTGAGGAGGTTGTAGACGCTGGATTCTACTGGTACAGCAAGCGATTCAGCATCGACTATTCACAGTGGCGTCCGTACCAAAAGGGTGTACCGCTGTGGTTCCCTGACAGATGGGATTGCTCAGGGTTCGTCACGGTGTGCTACTACGCAGGTGGTGTCAATGATCCTAACGGGAGGGGATATGACGGACTAGGGTACACAGGTACACTCATGAGTCGGGGAGAGAGGGTCAGCAAGTCGCAGATGAAACCCGCTGATCTGATCTTCTACGGTTTCAATAGGACTCCACGTCCGGGATTCGGATGGGGTGCTCCGACTCACGTTGCTATGTATGTCGGTAACGATATGGTGTTGTCATTAGGCAGTTCACCCATGGGTCATTATCGTTACGACTATCGCAGTGACATTAACCACTTCAGAACCTACAGTATCTAGGAGGTATAAATGACGATTGGTAATCAGGGATGGATGAAGGCAATCATTGCTTTGGTAATGGCAATTCTTGCTGCCCTGACGACCGCTCTCACTGGTAAGACTGACGTTGGCGATATTGACTTGCAGACGTGGCTTATTGCGCTCGGTGCTATCCTGGCATCCGGTGCTCTAGTCGCGTTTGTCGATAACGTTCCCGGAGTCTACGGTGGGGCGATCAAGTCCCTTATCGGTGCGGCAGGTGCATTCATTGCAGCACTTGTGCCTGCCCTGGATGATCGACAGGTTAGTCAGCTTGAGCTTGTGACCGCAATCAGTGCGTTTGTCGCTGCTCTCGCCCTGGTCTATCAGATTCCAGAGCCGCCCGAGACTGGGAACCCACCCGAGGATGAGGTTGTGGTCGTACCGTAATGAATGACCATATCTCTCTAACCAATGTACTGCTAGCAGCTATCTTCGTCGTTCTACTGCTTGCACTCCTCAGTGACGAACTGACGCTCTAGCATAAGACCACACCCTGTGGCGGCGGGGTGTGCCAGAAGGCCGCGTATACCTTACTCCTGTGGTTGCGCGGCCTTCGCCTTTTCTGCATCGTGATATGCCTCATACCGGGGAACCACAACCTTGTCCATGCATTCCTCTGCAATTTCCACTACGTTAGTCCACGATGGGGGCGTACCAAGAATAGGATCAGCTTCAACTGTGACCCGCACTTGTCCGAATGTACGAATTGCACTATCCATCTTGTGTGACCTCCAACTTCTCGATATCAGCGTATTGTGAGCCTGCGCCGAATGACAACCACTGTAACAGATGTCGAGTAGCATCGCGGCCATGATCCTTGCCGACTGCGTAGACACCTAGCTTCTTCAGTTTGTCGTCACGATAGAAACCTTTGCCTGTCGCGGCGGACTGTTTGTAGAAATGTACGTGGTCTAGACCATCAACTACAAACCGTTCATACGATAGTTCGATGACGCCGATGACTTTCACAGGGAATAGTTCAAGTCCGGCGCGAGCTACGTTGCGGTACTGGAAATCCTCGTAGATCAAATGGAAGTTACCTTCGAACTTGTCGGGAATCTCTGACAGGATCAGATCGTACACCCCACCAACCGTGAGTCTTTGCTGATCCACCCGAAGGGATAACTTGCCAGCCTTGGTATCTAGCTTTCCATGACATAGCCCACTTGTGACACCTGGGTCGATTGCCAAAATCCAGTGCTTGTCTGGATGAGTCTCAGCACTCATAGGAGGGCCACTGTGGGGGGCTTTCGGGGGTAGGGTTCCCGTCCGGGGAAGGGCGGTAATGGTTACTCCGTAGCTCCTGTGAAGGCCATCCTAAGCGATCGAGCGGTGGGCAGGCTAGATCGGCCGCTCGGAGCACGTCTATGCCTTCCTCCCGAAGTTGCTTGATTGTCTCCCCGAGTCCTTGTGGATCGCGTGAATCTCTCACTTGGTGCTCCATGTGAAGTTGAGGGGCTTATCTGTCTCGCGATGCTTACGGCCGACGAACGAGTGCAGGTACCAGTTTGCGAATCCGAGTGCTGCACGACGCTTCTTGTTCCAGAATTCTAGCGTACCGGGCTTGTATGCATACCATGGCTTGAACCCACGCTGTAGATAATACTGATTGTAGGCAATCTCCACAGACTGCCAGGGATCAGCCTTTGCAGGAAACGTATTGAACATAGCATCGATGAACGTCTTGACACCCGTTTCTGTCATTTCGACAAGCTTCGGGCCACCCGGCACAGCCGTGTTCAACTGCATAAATCCGAGGTCTACCGATAGCACACGCATGTATATTTTCGTAGCGCCGTCAACGGGATCGACCATATCAAACCTCATGATACTGCCATCTTCCTCACGCGCTACGTTCGCATGCCATGCTCTCTGGAATCCACCCGATTCACCTTCGACAATTGACCACATGACCAGCGCAACGTCCTTGTGACCCCATGTAGCATCGTCATCGTAGATCGGGAAACCTCCCGCAACGATTCTCTGAATGACCTGTTCCGGAGTAAGTTCCTCTCCCCACAGACCGTAGTTGATATTGCGAATGTGCTCCATTACTTTGCTGACCCCCAATCTGGCCCAACGCCGATTTCAACGGTGAACGGTAGTGTCCAGCCGAGTTCGCGTTCGGCCGTAGATTCCATGACTTGCTGACAGATAGTGCGGTACTCGTCTACGTAGTCCTCATCTACGTCCGCCACCACGGAGTCGTGGACGAGGATACAGATAGATGATCTATCCCCATCGATTTCATCGCGAAGTATAATTGCGGAAGCGAGGGTGATATCGCTTGCAGTAGATTGCGGATAGAAGTTAATTCCTTCGCGGAAAGAGGCTTGGAGGTTTTCGCGGGTAAGCAGATGAAAGCGACGTTTTCTGCCAAAGGGACTAACAAGAACACCCTTCGTTTTGATTTCCTTTTCAATCTCACGTTCCCACTCTCCTACTCCTGTGAATGTCTGCCATACCCACTTGATGTATGCTTCTGCCTTGTCCTTCGGGATACCATGCTTCTCCTGAAATGTCTCGGCGGACTGTCTGTAGAACACTCCGAAGTTTACGTTCTTGCACGTCTGATAGTTCTCGGTGGTATAGTCGGCTCCGTAGAACCGAACCGCGGTTTCTTTGTGAAGCGAAAGGTTCTCTCGGTAAATCCTAACCAGTTCTTTGTCACCTGAAAACTGAGCGATGCATCGAAGCTCGGCCTGTGAAAAGTCAGCTTGTACAATCTGGCGTCCAGGAGACGATCTAAAGAGCCTTCGGATGTCAGGTAGACCTTCGTGCCGCCCTGATCGCGTGATATTTTGGAGATTCGGCTTCGAACTACTGAGACGCCCGGAGTTCGTTGTGTGAAAGTTGAGCTGAGTGTAAATCCTAGAAGCTTCATCTAGTTCCGCCCTTTTGATCATGCCGAGTAGATATGTCGATGCCTGCTTCGCTAGTATCTGATATCTGTCATACAGTTCAGTAAAGTGAACGAGAGCCTTCTTGCGATCCTTATAGTCAGACTTCTCAGTCAACTGAATCTTAGTAGGTGCTTCCGGTATGAACTTCTGTACGTAACGATCCTCTAGTTCAAACCTATCTTCGATGATTTCCTTGCGAGCAGAGTCGTCCACGGAGCGATCCTTGTCAGGACGCTTCCGCATGGCATGCTGTGCCTTGTAATCATCGTAGTAGATTTTCGCTACCTGTACTGGCGAACGAGGATTGAGTAGCGGACGATCAACTGCGCCGCGCATCTTGTCTGTGAGTTCCCTCAGTTCCGGCTCGACTTCAAACTCGTAAATGTCTGCTGCCGCAGTTGCGTCATACTCCATACCATGTAGCTCTACACCAATTGCCAGTTCCGTCCCTCGAAGTAGAAGGTGCCGATAAGGACGTAGTACGTCGTCTCGTTCCGCGCGAGGAAGCTGTTGCTCAAAGAGCTGGAATGTTCCTCCCACATCCAAACCGGCGTAACGGTAGAATTTATCATAGTTCTCTACGATTCCCGTTTTCTTTGCTTTCTCAACGCTTGGGCTTGAATAATAAGGCCAACCGAAGGTGTCCATAAGGAGGAAATCCAACCCATGTACACCAACGCGCTCATCAGCACCACCGCGCTCATCAAGAGCGTAGGAAAGGAGCATAGTATCTTCATCGACTCTGGCATTTATGTCGTAAGTGAATCTGAGGATTTTGCAGTCGAACTTGCCACCGTGCCACACAAAGTTATGGTCTGTGGATTCAAGGAGTGCTCGTAGATAGTTTCCAAGAAAATCATCGTCGTCAAAGAGTCCTTCGCGCTCTCCAAGAACGATGGCATTAGTTCCTTCAGAAGCAAACTGAATGCTAATGAGAGATGCTGCGTGAGTGATTCCTCCTCTAGATTCGATATCGACGGCAAGTGTACCGGGATTTTGAATTCTGCTTTCAATGTACCGCTTGGCATCATCGATCCTTTCGATTACCTCGACCTTTGGTATTACGGGATCAGATAGTGGATGAAAGGCTCTTTCGAAGTCTCTCCGAATACTTGGGAAAGTGGAATCGTCTCTGAGAACGAGCGCAGGGTTGTTAGTTGCCACGACTTCCCTGTTATGTCTCCGATGACGATATCCCCGAAGCTTGTCGATAGAGCCTCGTCCAACAAGTTCCCCAACCGCTTCGCTTCCGCATGCGATAACGAGAGATATACCCTCGATGTCTCGTTGCAAACGATTACTACACGCCTTGATCGCTTCCGGAGGTACCTTACCTTCAGGCGGAGAACATAGAACGACATTCGTGAGTACAACTTCGTCACGTGATGCTCCATTCATTTTGAGCAAATGGTCGAGCACCTTCCCTGATGGGCCAGAGAAAGGCTTGCCAGCGATACCTTCGTGATAACCGGGAGAACGGGAAACTATGGCAGCCTTCGGCACACCGTTCTTTGGAAACTGTGTGAGCGCACACGGCTTCGCCTGAAGCGGACAGTTATCGCAATCTGCCCCTGGTGCTTTAGCCGCCATCGTTACTTACCAGCACCGAACTTTTTGTAGTCCTTATCCTTGGTAACGTCAATCGGCTCAAGGTTGAAGTTCCTTCGGGATGCTCGTTTCGCATTCCACTTCGTGACGTACGGCTGACTGTGTGCAAGCGGTTCCTTATTGTCGGCCATCAAGACGAGATACCAGCGTTCTAGGACACCCGCTGTGGAGTCTTTGACTGGTCGTAGCTCGACGTACATTATGCAATCTCCTTCTTAGTTTGTTCGTACTGTTTCTTCGTGATCTTCTTGCTTCGATATAGATAGTTCAGACGATTCCAGCAATTGTCACAGCCGCGTGTGTAGTTGACTTTGAGAGTTCCACATCCGGCACACGTTTCACGGTCGTCATCGTTTCTCTTATCTCTCCTCCACTTCGAACCATTGCTGATTGAGTATTCGTTCTTGCGACGAATGGACGTTAGCTCTAACATCAATCGACGTAGCTGTGCTTTCTTGACGTACTTCTGTCTCTTGTTGACGACGGAGCGGATATGCCCCGCAGACAATCCTGATCGTCTCTGTAGTTCTGCCTGACCGATACGATTGATCGCTTCCGTGTAGTAGGGATGTACCTTCTCGACTGCGATCCATCCATGATGTGATCCCGGAGACTTTAGCTTGTCCCAGTTTGCACACAGACGGCACCGGGGCGTCAGCTTTCCTTCCATTGCTCCCGACTTGTGTACGTAGAAATACTTGTCGGTTGCAGGGAGGTATTCCGGTTCTTCGTGTGCTGGCCCTGTGCATAGCTTATGCCACGTCCCGTCAACTATCTTGTATGTACCGTTTGCAATCTGAGTCTTACTAGGCTTCACTACCGGCATAGATGATGGATTCCAAGTCCGGTTCGCTAAAGTGGTCACCCTTGAGAATCTTGCCGTCCTCACGTCTGTTCACGCTCCCGTCAGCATTCAGCTTGCTCATGTTGGAACGCTGAACCTCACGGAAGCATGCATCCTCCGGGATGCCGAACGACACAGACGTACCTGACAGGACGTAGTGCAAGTCCATGATCGCATCGGCAATCTCGACAAGATCGCCATTGTCCATTGCCTTTTCGAATTCCTTGTACTCCTCCTCGACCAAGCTTGCACGTAGAGTATACGTCTCAGCATCCTCTAGTGAGAGATTGTCTGGATCAATAGGCATGTCCCGCACAGGCAGTCCCGTTGCCTTGTGGAATTCTTTGACCTGATCGTACATGCTCATGTTAGCTCCATTCCGTATAGATCACTCATCATGTTTTCCATGCTTGCGTACAGACCGATGAAATCACTGTTGTTATAGATAGTATAATCGATCATTCCGTCTGATGGCTTCTGCTCACTGGCATGACCATCGGACTCATATCCTGACCGTTCGATCCAAACGATTTTTCCACCGATTGATTTGATCGCACGCAATTCGTTATCAAAACGTGCGTCCGTGAAAACGGTAGGCCGAGTCATTGGTGTACTCATCGCGAGGTTCACCCAAAAGTCCGGCCCGAACACGTTACGCCCCATTTCCGTTCCGAACCTTTGCAAGAACTGCCTATACGTAAAGTGGTTGGAACGCTGGTTATCTGTCCTTGTTGGATCAAAGATTCCACACCGTAGCGTTTCGATATTCTTGAAGTCATCGACATCCATCGGATCGATAGCAAACAATGCGGCTACAGCTTCCTTGAGCTTGTCTGCGAATGCACGACGTTCGAAGCCGTACATTTTCACAAGATGTGCGCCGACTGTATCCTTGCCGGAACCCTTGTACCCGCACAACCCGACTACGGGGTATGACGTATGCCTCATGACAACGGGCCATTGTTAGGTGGACGCAT